GTGTGTGCAACGAATTAGTGGCTTTGAAACAACGACATCAATTGGACACGGGAATGAGGTACACATCGACACGCAATTTGGCTAAATACCTCAAGCCCCTGTTAACACGGTTGTTCCCAGTTAGCGAGGACACTATAATAACTCATAGTGCTGGCAACAAACGTAAACTTCTAATATCCGCGAAGAAAAGTCTGGAGAAGGAGCCAATCAGTAAGAAAGATGGGTTGGTGAAAATGTTCCTAAAGCCTGACAAAGCTCATGCTGACATCGATGAGCTCGTCGACTTTGGGGCGCCCAGATGCATACAGTACCGCAACAAACGCTACTGTCTTCGGCTAGCCACGTATTTACATCCAGTGGAGGCCGCTGTGTACAAGAGTACAGACATCTCAGACACTCCGATCTTTGCCAAGAGTCGGAATTTGACACAGCGCGGACAGGACCTCAGGGCGAAATTTGAACATTTCCACAACCCAACAGTGATTTGCATTGATCATTCGAAATTCGATGCTCATGTCAGCACGCAATTGCTCAAACTTGAACACGGGTTCTACGTTAAAAGCTTTGGTCGAGAGTATTCTGCAGAATTGCGGACACTACTCAATATGCAGCTCAACAACCTGGGCTGCACTAAACATCGAACATGGTACAAAACGCGTGGCACTCGAATGTCCGGAGATCAAAACACCGGACTCGGCAATTCGTTGATAAATTACGCTTTATTGCGTGATTATGTCGAGTGTAACAACTGGAAGGCATGTTATTACATCGATGGAGATGACAGTGTGGTTATTGTTGAGGGAGATGTTCAAGCTAGTCCGGAACATTTTGCGCAGTTTGGAATGAAGACCAAAATTGAAAAAGTGACGAAGGAGTTTCGAGAAATTGAATTCTGTCAGACCCGACCGGTGTTTGATGGGAAACAATGGCGGTTAGTCCGCAACCCATTCAGATTGTTGGCCAGGTTACCGTGGGCCATCCGCACTATTACCCCTAAGATTAAGGGAAAATATTTGCGTTCGATCGGGTTGTGTGAAATGTCACTTGGTGTTGGACTGCCTATTGGGCAGTACATAGGAGAAACATTGAGCAAGATGGGTACTGGCTACATGATTACCGGGAATCATTATAGGGCTAAATTGGAGTACATAAAACCAGAGCGCGTGCGACTTATACCACCCAGCCCACTAGCACGTATGGAATACCAAATGACTTGGGGTATTTCCATTGCAGATCAGCTACGCTTTGAACGAACTGGCATTTTGGCGCCAACAACAGAACGGATCCGCGGATATGGGGAGGAACCTTATCCGCAACTTCACTAACCATGGCATCAAACCAAGGTAAAGGAGGCAATAGCCGTAGATCCGTACCCGCGAACGGCGGCGCAAAACGTTCAAACCGACAACCAAGACAACGCGACTCAACATCCAGCAACGCACTTGTGCGCAAGCAACAGGGAACCGGTGCTCCCAAGATGACATATGGGCCAGGATGGGCGGGTTTGGAAAACGAGGAGATAATCCTTGCCATTTCCCCCACTTTTGCAACAACAGGAATTGCCCCAGCAACATCATGGATGAGACAAATCGGTTTCACTGCGGAGGCCGCTGATGCAACTACCCGCATCAATGCCCTCAATCTGACCAGATTTATTGGAAAATATGCTCAGAACTTCGACAAGTTCATCGTCGAAGATTTGTGGCTGGAATACAGACCAGTTACTGCGGTGACAACGTCTGGTGGCGTGGCATTACGATATGAATCAGATCCAAATTCAGTTACATTGGACGCTAGTGCAGAAGCAATGGCTAGTGGTAACTTGAACTGTCAAATCGCTGCCGCATACGAAAGCATTAAATTGCATGTCTTGAAGAACCAAACTAACCGTCTTCCACAGTACGACGTCCAACATGCCGCATCGGTGCTTGCCAACCTTGGCACCACCTGTGCAGGTTCAGTGCGATTTGCAACGGACCAACTGTTAATCAATCGCACCCTCACGGCTGCTGCAGCTGTCAATGTTGGATATGTGAAGATGAAGTACAAGTTGAAGTTCCTCAACCCTTCAGTCAACTAGGCCACACCTACTTACGAC